AGCAGAGAGCTGCCCAAAAGGCTTGCCAGACGTTCGCGTCTCGCTGGAAGCCTTCGTGCTGAGCGACTTCGCCACTGGCTTTTTTGCCGTTGTTGGCTCCGCCGTCCCACCACCAAGACGCGCGACGCGCGCCTTGTACTTTTCCTCAAGGTATTTGATTACCTTGGAGTCTTCTGGAGGAACCCCGTGCTGACGCTCGTGCGTCTGAGCCACGCTGATTGCCTCGCGCCACAGCGCGTCTCGGTCGTCATAAAACATTGAGTAAAGCGTCGGGAACTTCGACTTATCGACTTGCGACAAGAACTCCGTTCGAGCTTGCTGCATCTGAACGCGCTGCGTTTGCGTCTCCTGCTGACGCAAGGACTCTTCGCGCTCTTTCTTGAGGAACTGAATCTCTTGCTTCAGCTCGTCAAACCCATCGGCGAACCGGGAGTCTTCCCCGTTCCCCTCGCGGATGCCCGCGTCGATGAGGTCTTGGAAGCTGAACCCGTATTCCTGGAACGTCTTTGCTGGAGCGCGACGAAGCTTCTTGAAAAGCTCGTTGACCATCTGCTGCTTCGATTGCTCGATAGCCTGTCCAGCTTTCTCAAGCTGAGCTTCAAGAGCTGCCACGCGATGTTCGGCCTTGCGAACCTTGCGCTCTGCGCTTGAGCGCACGGCAAGAATTTCATCGACGAGGTCTGCCGGTGCGGGCGCGTCTTCGTCGCTGGCTTCTGCGCCGGCTTCGGCTTCGACACTGTCGTCGTCGTCATCGGCGCTGCTCGTGGACGATGGCTCGTCCGGGCTCGCAGAGGCGGTCTCTGTGACTTCTGAAGGAGAGTCGTCGCCATCGTCGCCATTGTTCGACGCGGACTCTTTAAGAGCCACGTCAGCGGCAGCAATGAGCTTGCTTGTTAGTTCATCCATTTGCGGTTTCCTCCGGTGATGCAGCAGGAGGAGCCCCCTGCGGTGCTTCTTGTGGCGGCGGCTGGGCGGCTTCGGCTTGCGCCTGCTGCTCTGCCTGCGCTGCCGTCAGCAACTGCTCAATCTTGGTCAAGTACTCGTCGAGGGCCTGGACCTTTTCGTCAGGGATTCCGTCAATGCGAGCCTTGAGGTAGTGCTTGCGGGTCCGGTCGTAGGCCAGCGGCAGGTTCATGCGGCGGTCAGGGTCCGGGTAATCCTTGCCGCGCAGGATGAGCGAGACAGTCTTATCGACCATGTCGATGTCTGCGGTCTCAAGGCCGCGCTCTTCTTCCACGTCCGGGAGGCTGAGCATCCGCGCAACGACGCCACGGTCGGTGATAATCTTGCGGTCTACCAGCTCTAGCACCTCAGCGAAGAGTGCCGCTTTTGTCTGAGAAAGTGCGGAGATTGGCTCGCATCGGAGGGCGTACTCTTTGCGGTCCATCTGGATGTCAGACCAGTTGATACGCTCAAGCGACCCTTGGCCTGGAGCCAGAATCTCCACTTGCTGCCCAGCTTCAGAAGCCTCTTCGCACGCATCCACGATGAGCCAGCCGATGTCTACGTGGAACTGCTGAACGGACTCATGGGCTACGCGGAATCGCGCATCTTCCATGTCGTCATAGACGGTGAGGGCTCGCCCCGAAGCTTGGCGCAAGCCAGCAGGAAGCGTGGACTGTGCAGCCATCTCTGAAATACCGAGGTACTTCAGCATGTTGGTTGCGATCATGTCCTTGTAGGCGTACGTGTCCGGGTGAACCGGCTGCGGGTTAAACGTCCTCGGCTCAGAGCCTGAGTATTCGATGAACGTCCCGATGTCGTTGTCGATGTGCGTCTTGCCGAGCGTGCCGGCTTGAACCAGGATGTGGCTTCCGCCCATCAGGTTATGCGCGAGCTGAATCTTCTCGCTGAGCCGGTCGTACTCGTCTTGAGCCGACGCAAGCTCCAAGGCCATAGAAGGCCCGAACACGCCAGAAAGCGTAGCGTTAAGTTTAAGGAAGGCAAGTCCCGCGTTCTTGTGGCGCGTCCACGGCAACGCCTGAAGCGTGCCTGAGTTCATGCCGCCGTTCACGGATACGACTCGAAGGCCATCGTCCGCGTCTGGGCCTGACGCAAGGTGCGTGGCCTCGTAGACGAGAATCTGGTCCGAGTGTCGAGTCGTGTTCAGGTAGACCGAGTCGTCGTCTTGTGGGCGCGGAGCGGCGAGAATAGACGCACGGCGCTCTTCGAGGGTGCCATAGAGCGACTCGTCGTCGCTGTCATCCTCGCGGCCAAACATCTCCAGCACAACGCTCCGGTCCATGTAGCAACGATGGTAGAAGCATCGTGGCGTGCCGTAGCGAGACTCAACTTCGCTGATGAGCAGGTCAAAGATAGGAACGCGCTCGATGACCGGCTGGCCGTCCTGGATGTAGACCTTCACCGCAGCCGTGCCGAAGACGAGCACGTCTAGGATGAGCTGCGGATAAATCTTGGCGTAGCTATTGGCAGCGAACGTGCCGGCCATAAACTTGTCGAGCTGCTGAGCACGGAAGCGACGAAGGAAGTCTGCACCGACAGTCTGCGCGCTTGGGAGCGGCATCTGCCGGCACAGCTTCGCTTGCATCGTGTGGATAGCGTTGCGTGCGACGTTAAAATTGACGCGCTCATCCCAGATATTCTTAGTCGGCATCCCGAACATCTTCAGGTCGGTGCCGTATACCTGGGCGGCTCGCTGCCACATCTGGCGGCGGTACGATGACTCGTTTCGGATGTCATTGACCGCACCGATGACTGCGCCTCCGGGGTTCTCATCTTGCTGATAGAGAAGCCACCATGCTTCAGTCGTGTCGGAAATACTCGCCATATGCGCCAAGTATCCATAACCAGCGACCTACTTCAAGAGCGGAAGCGTAGATACTTGGATTCGCGTTCATTTTTCTTGCGTATCTTCTTTTCTAATGGGTTCCATATTTCCTTCTCTTCTTTGCTTAGCCCCTGGTATCCGTCCTCGAACTCGTTCTGCTGCGGGCTTTCTTCCAGCTCGTGCCACCTTGTCAAAGCCATGCAGATAGCCGGGGCATAGTCGGCGTGGCGACCATCGCCAGACTTGGCGAGGTCGATGCTGATGCCCGATTGCGTGTACCGGCGGATGACCCGTTGGAGGTCTTGGCGGACGAACGAGTCAGGCGGAAGCTCCACGTCGCCGATCTCGAACATGGTGCGGAGCGTCAGGTATCGTTTGGTGCGCTCCGTCGAGGTCCACGCGTGAGGCACGAGCACGAGCCCGACTTGGTTAGCCAAGTCACGCAGCGCGTCGCCCATGTACTGATCGCTATCCAGTATCGTGACCCTATATGCTTTGAGTATGTGTGCAATCTCTTGGAGCACGAGTGCAGGACGCAGTGGATTTACTGGGCTTCCGGTCCACTGGCGAGCCAAGCAGATGACCTTCTTCTTCCTGCCTGAGCCAGTAGCGACGACGAGGGTGAAGCTATTGCCTCTGGTTGCCGGGTCGATGGCTGCGGTGTACGTCACTCCGGGCTGAGGTGCGGAAGCAATCGGAGCTTCTCTCGTGGCACCTTCGATCATGTTTGTCGTGAAGAGAGCCTCTTCAGGGTCGGCGAACTCTGCCTCGATGTCGGTGCGATAGATGCGCGGGTCGCGCCTCGCAATCTCCAGCTTTTCCGGCGTCCAGATGATGGGAGCCATGTCATAGGCTGGAGCTTTGACGACGACGCAGTCTCGACTTGGACGGCCCCATCGTTCTTTGACAAGGTCGTAGAGGAACCCCATCGGAGCCCACGGCGACGAGATGTAGACGAGCTGCGCTCCTGGCAGGATGCGGAGCAAGACGGCGTCGCGCAGGTCGTTGACGGAGACGGCTGCATCGTCGGAGCCCCATCGAGCGACTTCGTCGAGGATGACGCCAGCCGACCAGCGGGCTACGAGGGACGTACCGGCCTTGCTGGACGCGACGACTTTAATCTCTACGGGCCTTCCTGAAGGGTGCCGCATCATCAGTGTGTCGGCTGTCGGAGTCTCAAGGACGAGCTTTGACAAGAGCGGAGACGCCATCGTGCGGCCCACGATGTGGCCGTAGACCACGTCCGCGAGGTCTTTTGAGAGAGAGACGATGGAGATGCGCGGAATCTCTCCAGGGCCTAGCCTCGATAGGTCCGCCCGCTGCGACCAATGAACCGCAAGCGCCGCAGCAGATAGGCTCTTCGCGGTACGGATGCCCGATACAATCGCGAACTCAGACGGCTTCGTCGCTTCTGGAACCACGCCACCGAACGCGCGGAGTACGACTGGGTCATCTGCAAGGTCGCCAAGAGGACGACCATCGGCAACGCGAGCAATTGCTCGTTGAAGCGGGCTAGCAGTGGTGAGAGCAAAACCAAGAGGAGAGGTGAGCAAACCCTCGAAGTGAACAAGGCTTTTCTCCTCCAGGTTCTGCTTAACCCTGGCTTCGAACGCGCTTAGAATGTCAGCTGACGGGGAGTTTACGCGGGCGTCCACGACGGCGGATGATGGCTTCTTCAACGGCAGGCTCCTCGACAGGTGGGGCGGCTTCCGTCACGACTACGGGCAGGCTGAGCATTTCGACGACGTTATCTACTGGGACGAGGACGCCCCCGGATCGGACGAATCCTTCGTGGTAGTAGAGGTCGGCGTGCTTTGGCCGGTAGAAGGTAGTGGTGATTCGGCTCTCTTCGGATGGGTCGGAGACACCACGAAGGAACACGGCACGTTGCAGTTGGAGCATTTGTGAGCCTTTGGCCTGATGACTGGGAATAGAGCTTCGATGAACTCGATGCTCATGGACTGGGTGTGCTTGTAGTCTGGCGAGACGAACTTGATGTCTTTGCCGAACGAATGGATTGACCATCCGGTCATAGCTGCGACAGGTTCTGCGTACCGTCGCCAGCCGTCGCAGTAGGCTTTGGCAGTGGTGACGAAGTTCCCGCCGGGGATGCGGCGCTTGATGGAGTCACTCATGGGGCGGGGCCTTGGTGCGGCATGATAGGCAGGCAATGAATCGGTAGTTGATTTCGTTCTCGAATCTGCGAGCGAACTCACCGCACGAGCATTGGACGAGCCAGCGTCTGGACGAAGCGGAGCCCATGTCTTCGAGGAGCTTCAGGAGGGTCCACTCGTAGTGCTTGTAACCTGGGTACTTGCGGCTGACCGTCTTGAACCGCCTTGGGATTTGGGTCACGGCTGGTCTTTCAATGCGGCTGCGAGCTGTGCGCGGGCTTCGTCGCGCTCGCGCCGGTATCCATCGGACAGCTCGGCGAGGATGGCGAGCTTGTCGCGTTCTTTGGCGATGGCGCAGAAGTC